CTGCTTTTCTACGAGTAACAGTAGAGCTGAAAGGTACTTCTTCTATTTTGAATATAAAACCTTGATAAGTTGAATTATCTACAGATTGTTGATTATCTGTTAATATTTTTTGAAGATTATCACTTACAGGATTTAGAGTTTGGTTTGGTTGTAAACATAATGAAAGTGCCGCGTCTAAAGAATTTAAAATAGTCACTACATTTTTTACAAAAGAAGATACTATATTTAAAGCAATTGCTAAAGTATCTAGGTCTTGTTTTCTTTTAACTAATTTAGATTCACCTAAAGAATTATAAGTTAAATTATCTGTTAAATCACCTAAATCACTTAAAAGAGCAGTAACAAAACCGGGTGCTGTGGGTAAAATTTTTACTCCACCTGAAGCTGTGGTTTTAGTTAATTTCAACCCAGTTATAGTAGATAAAGCAACATCAAAAGCAACACTAACTCCAGTATATGTAAAAATTACAGTATCTAAAAATGTACTAAATTTATTTAGAAACTCTACAATATTGTTTCGTTTGTCTATAATATTTTGTAGTGTTTGAGGATCTGGGCAAGTGCCGTCTGTTGGGATTTGTTTTAGTAAATTTTCTAAAGGTAATTTAATTAAATTCTCGTTATCTGATGTTTTTTTAATTAATAGTAAAGACAATTTTACTAAAGCTGATTTAGGATCAGAGATAGCATTTTGTATAGAAGTTATATCAATCCCAGCCATTACAGAGTTTTACTTATATTCGATTTAGTTGTAGTCTCTAATTGAACCTTTAAGGTAGTTAAATAAGTTATAAACTGACCAGCTGCTGATGCAACTGTAGAAACTGGGATATTTGTTAAAGTTGCACTTAAAAGAGATAATTGGTCTACTAATTGAGTTAAAAGAGTTATAGTAGTATCACCGTAAAGTAATGGTTGTACCGCATTAGCCCCACCTAATAACACGCTATTGGATTGAATCACTGACTGTGGTGAGTCAACATTGAAACTGTTTAAAGCATTGATATTTACAGTTTTAGTTGATGATAAAAGTAAATGATCTTCTGTAGTATTAAATACTAAACGGCCTGAGTTTAGAATAAGCTGTTTACCAGAGTACTCATTAGGTTGGGTTGGTGGGTTAGAAGTATAACTAGAGTAAGAAGTACTAGAGGCCTTTAAAGGTATTTTTTGAGTACTAGTAAAATATATAGAAGTATCATCATTATTAATATCTTCTATAGTTGGAATCCATCCTTCATCTGTTTGATTACCTTGACCATTACGAATAATAGTAATAGGGTCGCCATTAGTTCCTATAGAAGACCATGTATTAGGAGTATTTTTAACAGTAGATCCTAAACGGATTGAATTACCCCACCTACCCTCAAAAATTCTATCTCCTTCAAATGGTAAGAGTGGATGTATATTCCCTCTTTCAACAAATGTTCTTCCTAAAAATATCTCAGTAGATTGATCTGTTACTCTTCTTACACTACCTAACTCTGTCTCAACATAATCTTTTTGTTGTGAGGGAGGTAATATATTAGAGTTTTGAGGAAAAGCATTATGGTGGGGATGATTCCAAATACCCACAACACTCATATAATAAGCTGTCTTAGATGAAGCAAATTCACCTATATCAGTATTTGGGAAAGAAGAGATAAATACTATCTCATTTATTAAAGGTAAATTCCTAGTAGAAGGATCATAGGGTTTAGCTGTAGGATAAGATTGGTTTGGAGATACAGGTTGGTCAACTAAAACATATTCAATTGTACCTAAACCATTCCATTCACCAAGTTCTTTCCAACGCGGATGAGTCTCATCTAATACTATGCTAACTACTCTACCTACATTTTGAACAGGAAAAGCTATAGAAAATCTAGACTTATCAAGTAAAGCCCCTAAAACACCCCCTGACCTATTTGTTTTAGCCATTACTCCTCAGATTTAAACTTACTTATCTCATCAAGTAATTGTTGTTTTTCTTCGTCTGAAATTCCTAAGCCAGCATCAGTTGCTTCACTATTCATTGCACGTTGTGCTAGGGCAGCCATTTTAATTAATAGGTCATCATTTTTGATGCCCATTTCTAGGTATTCTTTAATTAAGGGAACTAAGAGAGTAGCGTCACCTATTTCTTCAATCATAGGTTTTAGTTCATTGATAAGAGCATTTATTTGCTTATCTTTTTTCTTTTGATTGTCATAGATTTCCTCTAATAAATCAGAGAATTTCTTTTTACCAAATACGGTTTTATCAAACTGGCTCATGGTTATAAATATATTTATTTAAACTCTACATAACCGTGTTCTAAATAATGTATATAGTTGGATCTAAATATACTGTATAATTGTCCTGCTATTTTAGTTATTTTTGGGGTTTTAGCGTCTATCTGTTCCCTAATGTAGATATATAATGCTTTCTTATTAAAAACGTCTATACTGTCACGTTTACGGAATAGTTCTAAAATAGCATCAGCAATTTGAGCATCTTCATCTTTAGGAAACAACTCAAAAATATTCTCAGTACAATACACTGTAAACTCATCTATATAATATGATAGTTTATCATCATGAGCATCTTGTAATGTTTCTTCAATTTGATAAGAAAATTTTTCATTCTCATCTAATCCTTCAACAGGTGCCTTATCGATTCTACGCTTGTAGTTTCGTGTGTTGGATATAATTAAATAACGTTTTGCAATTGTACCAAAGTAAGAGTATGCTTTAGATCCTTTAGTCTGATCGTATAGATGTATTTTAGAGAGAAGAAAGGTAATTACCTCATGCTGAAGATCTTCAATATTTTCTACTTCTGTATAATAGAATTTAAAGGTATGAATAATATTCTCAGTAAGTTTAAAAAATGGGTAATGAATATATCTATGATATATTCTTTCTTTTTCTAATGTATTAGTTGCTTTATTATATCTTACAATAGCATCCTCTGTTTCCTGAGTGAAGTATTGTACACCTTTTTTCTTTTTAGGGATTATTTCTTCACTCATAATTTTATGTTATAGGGTCTTAACATATCGTTTAACATTTTAAGTCGATCAAAGAAAAATCCTACTTCATCATCACTTTTAAAAGTACCTTTAGCATCAACTTCATCAATCCGCTTAATCATAAATTCTACAGTACTACCTAAACCATTAATATAGTCTTGGTATGAGATAATAGCTTCTTGTCTTTTGTTAAGTTCGTCTTCGTATCGTTCAACTTTCTTAAGAAGGTTAAAGGTCGTGAATCCTAAGATCACGACCGCAACCAAAAGTATAATAATGGTAATTATCATATACTATCTAATAGATTTTTTAATCCTTCACTTCTAACTCCACTAAGTGCTTTTTGCTTGGTGACTGAAGGAGTGTTAGTTGTTTTTTTAACTGGGGCTGTTTTAGCAGTTCCATTTTTAAACTTAGGTAACCATTCACGTTCAAACTCAATACGAGCAGCCATCATGTCTGCAAAATGGAGAATATAAGGAAGCGAAGTACGCGGTTTAACCTCAGGAGTGAATCCCATAAAGTACTTCTTATTTGCTTCATCATATAAACCATCATGAGTTTGAATACCTATCATCTCATTAAAGGTATATTGAATGCCATGAGATTGAAGAAGATAAAGACCACGGTCAGGAACTGAGGCAAATGCAATTTTATCATTATGCATATAATCTTCACCTAGCTTATTTCGTCTCCATTCATCAGTTTGGGGAATATAAGCTTCATTTTCTTCATCACCCATCTTACCTAGGTCATGGTTGATTGCAGCAAAAACAAGTTCTTCCATAGTGTATGTACTTGTATCTACTCCTTCATCAGCCCATAGTTGATGTTGTTTAAGAGCACAACGTACAACACGAATAACATGTTCTACATAACCACCTGGGAAAGCATTATGGTATTCTTTTTTATGGGCAGCAGGCATTAGCATTAAGCGATCAGCGTACTGATTATAGAAGTCTAGGAGTTTTTCTTTACGAGGTGAAGAGATATGTTCTTCAATAAGTCCTAAAAATACTTCCCAATTGTTTTGGATTTGTTCTGCTGTAAGATTCATAACTTTTATTTAAAATTAGTTTTGACGTTGTACCATCATTTTAAGGTCACTGATAATATCATGTGCCTCTGCAATAAGTTTTTGGTATTGTTCTTTAGTTGTGGTTGGGCGTGTAATTAAAACACCCATAGAGGTTAACTTGCCTTCAAGTTTCTCTAGTTTTTGAACTGCTAGATCTGGATTTCTCATGTTTAATATTTTTGTTGGGTTATAATGTAATGTAGATATATGTTGGAATCAAGTTTACTTGATAAATTTCTCAACTATATCTTGGATTTGTTTTAAATGAGCACATTTCTCATACTCTTCTTTACATTCAAAGAATTTAATAGCCATAACTAAGGCAAATACTAAATTATCATCAGCAAAAGTTTTTATAGCATCTATATCTATTTTACGTTTTAAATTTAATTTAGAAGCATAAAACCACACCCTTGAATAAGTGACTAAATCGGCTATATCATCTAAACCAGCTATTTCTTTAATTAATTGTTCAGGAAGATGATGTTTAAGTTGATGGTAGAAAGCTTTATTATTTAATATAATTTTTTTAAGCATCCCTACCCAAAATATAGGGGTTTCTTGAATTAAAATAAGTTCATCAGCTGCCTTAGCTTTTTGCTCTAAGGGAGTATCAAATTCTGTTGAATCGAATAGATTAAATATTTTATTTATATCCATTTGCATATACATATATGCGTAGATCAAGAAACATATAGGTAAAATTAGAGCGAAAGACCGGATTCGAACCGGCGACCCTGACCTTGGCAAGGTCATGCTCTACCAACTGAGCTACTTTCGCATAAAGTAATGATGGGAATCCTGACTACCCATACGTCCTGGACATGCCCCCTTTCACCCACAACCCAACAGAGTAGCTAATTCTGCTGTTAACGATTGGTTGGATTGCTTACCAACACCCGCGGCAGAGATCATGAATATAACCTTGACGGGACCCTAGAGGCTACCAGGTTGCGCATTCTACCCTGTAGTTTAGGTGGTTTTACCTCACATGTCTGTATGACCCAATATTCCTGCTTTTCAGCAGTTCAACCAGTGCCTTAAGAGCTCTCAACCCTTTATTCAGCCACATTACTTTTGAGCCTCAAGCCGGACTTGAACCAGCGACCTACTGATTACAAATCAGTGGCTCTACCAACTGAGCTATTGAGGCAAATCTCCCTTACAAAACTTCAAGCATACGTTCTCAAAGAACCTGGAGGAGGTCGTTTTTCAGGCTAGACTCAGTATTATTCTGCTACTGTAGTGTCAGCTGCAACTGTGGTATCGGTAGATACTACAAGAGTGTCTACTGTGGTTGATTCAGTAGTTGCTGCTTCGTTGGAACAAGCTACAGCTACAGCAGCGATTGCGATTGCGAAAAATGCTTTTTTCATTTTGTTTTTGTTAATTAATTAATTATTTAATGATATAAATATACAAATAAAATCTAGCTAAGCCAAATTCTATTTTGTGGACCTTGAGGGGCTCGAACCCACGACCAATTGATTATGAGTCAACTGCTCTAACCGACTGAGCTAAAGGTCCAGTTGTTGGAAGGGACGGATTCGAACCGCCGTACCCAATGGGAGCAGATTTACAGTCTGCCGGTTTTAACCACTCACCCACCTTCCAATTTTGTTACCCCCCAGGGACTCGAACCCCAATTAATTGGACCAAAACCAATTGTCCTGCCATTAGACGAGAGGGTAATATAGTCGAGATGACAGGGTTCGAACCTGCGACCCCCTGGTCCCAAACCAGGTGCGCTACCAACTGCGCTACATCTCGTGGCGGAGGCTCAGGGATTCGAACCCCGGGACCTGTTACAGTCAACAGTTTTCAAGACTGCCGCATTCGACCGCTCTGCCAAACCTCCTTGTAATTATTGTAGTCAGGGCCGGACTCGAACCGGGGAAGCAACCATATAGGATTCGGCCACCAATGCCTCATTACGCCCACCTGACTATTTGTAGCGGGAGAGGGAATCGAACCCCCGACCTCAAGGTTATGAGCCTTGCGAGCTACCTCTGCTCTATCCCACAATATTTGCGCTCCTGGCTGGATTCGAACCAACGACCAATTGATTAACAGTCAACTGCGCTACCGCTGCGCTACAAGAGCAATTTATGTACCGAAGGTGGGACTCGAACCCACACACACTAGGCACTGGTTCCTAAGACCAGCGTGTCTACCATTCCACCACTTCGGCATTTTTACCAATATGTCAAATAACATGTTGCTTTTTCAACTATATAAATATACGAACAATATTTTGGATAACCAAATTTGTTTGTTAAGTCCGTATAATATGGTCGGCAGCTCTTGTCGCGATTTGAAGAGCTGGTTTTGTAGTACTTCTAAAGCCAGTTGCTTGCACCCAACCCTTTGATGCTGCTACAAGTTTGTTAGATGCTTTATATTCATCGTCGTTAAAATCCAGATCGATTGATTCGATTTTAAGTGGGCTATTTTCTGTAATGAATAGAGCAGCTTCGATTGACAATTCTGTTTCTTTCCATAAACGCGACCAAAAATCTCTAACAATTGGTACTTTTGTTTTGTGGTACAAAACATGACAACCTCTGCTTCTATATCGGAGTACTACTGCTGTGCAGTAAACAGTTTCAGGACCACGGTTTTGAGAGTCAGAACCAACATATATTTTTGTCTCTGGATTATTTCGTATGTAATCCAGTAGATAAGGTACTAACTGTATTGGTTTATGAGTTGTGCCGCTTCGGAATATTGAGTTCATTATAACGTGGTATTATGCGGAAGGTGAGGGATTCGAACCCTCGCGGCTGTTACACCCTAATGGTTTAGCAAACCATCCTCTTAGGCCACTTGAGTAACCTTCCTTTAAAGAGAGGTTTCGGGTCTTTCAGGGTTTCTGGTTGAGTGCAATAAGTGACGCCTACCTACTATAAACCCTTTTTCAGTAACTAATACACTCTACCTCCCAACTACAGCTTCACTACCTCTCTCTGTTGGCAAGAAGGGACTCGAACCCTCATGTGACCAGTTACTCTTTCTACAAGGTATAAGCTTGAGGAGATACTTGCCAGTATTTAGTGATCCGAGAAGGATTCGAACCTTCGACCGTCGCATTAGAAGTGCGATGCTCTATCCAACTGAGCTACCGGACCATGTTTTAAGGGGCTACCTACCTTATTGTCGCGAACAACTTGTAGCCGGAAACCTTAGTCTCCCCTTCTTTGTACACCCGGCCGGAATCGAACCGGCATGCTTGCGCGAGGGATTTTAAGTCCCTTGTGTCTACCTGTTTCACCACGGGTGCAATAAAATATAAATATTAGTTAAGTTGAACTTTAATAAGATCTTCAATGAACTTGTTATAGTCCTCAGTGAAGTCATTTAACATGTCTTGAAGCGCCTGAGTGTAACCACGCATCCAGATGATTTCATTATCTGTATATTCGCGTGATGGAGAAATCATTTCTTCTTTATTCTCCTCAATTGCTTCAACTAACGTTTGCTTAAACTTATCCATAACATTTATTTTTTTCTATGATATAAATATAACATCTATTTACGCTGTAGCCAAACTTTAGAATGGTAAGTTACCCCAGCTCATACTACTTGAGGAAGCTGTTTCCATATTATCGTATGGATCAAAGTATGATTTGGTCTTGTAAGAGTCTTTAGAAGAAGTATCTGTTGTTGTAGACTTAACTTGTTTAGTTTTAATCTTTTTAATGATTTGAAAGTACTTCTTCTTATCAATCTTTTCAATATCTTCCCAGTGTTTAAACTGCTTACCTACTCGAGTATCATAAGCGTATCGTGCCTTGTATGAGATTGTGATAGCTGGGTGATTTACTCGAAGTGGGAATTTAGAAGATGGGTTATCTTGAAATGGTATTCTCACCTCAACTACATCTTTTGACTTCATATATTGTGAATTAAAGAAGTCAATAGTATATAGAACATTTCCCTTCTCATCCAACTTCGAAAGTTGGATAAGTTCTTTAGTTAAGAAGTGTTCTGCTGATTTTGTTTTTATTATTTTATCTCCAGTAGGACTAGCCTGAACTGATTCAAAATCATAGTCATTATTTCCTAATACAAACTCCAACTGGAAGAAATCCTTAATAGTATTAAGTTCTTCAACTGTTAAAGGCTCAGTTAAGGAAAAGTCAATATCAGGTTTACGCTTATTAAAATTGTATTCCATAATGTCCATAACATACAGCCCTAAACTACCACCTAAAACCAACTTATTACACATACCCAATAGTGGATATACAATTTCCTCAATATTAGAGGGTAGTGGAATCACATCTAGAGGTTGTTTCCATGGATTAGGATTATTTAATGAAATTTTCGATGCCATTATCGGGTAATTTTAATTTTAGCTCCTGGGAGTTCTTCATTGATAGGTGAACGTGAACTATGAACCCACAAAATAGGTTTCATCGGTTTTGTTTCAGGAGCACTACATTCACCATCAGTAAAATAAATTAGGTTTTGAAACTTGTTTTGATGTTCTTTTAGGTAAACCATCACTGGTTCAAAATCAGTACCACCACGTCCTGCTACCTTAATTTCTTCTAACTTACCTTTATATTCATACTCTCGTTGAATTTTAGCGTCACATTCAACCACTGTAATCTCAGTTCCGGTTTTATACATGTGATAGATTTCATTAAAGAACTCCTTTAATTCATCGTTATTTACGCTACCTGATGTGTCTATGGCAACAAGTGTACGTTTCTTAGGCTTTACTTTAAGGGCGGGATTAGATGGGTAACGTCGAGATGGTTTACGACGAGTCTTTTTAGTAAGAATCTTTTGAGACATACCATTAAAACGTCGTAGGTAAGCTTTCCAGTCCAATACTGGTTCTTCCATCTCAAACAAACCTAAAACATAATCTTTCAACTCACCTGGTATAGTACCACAGCTCTTTTGAACCTGATCAGCAATTTCTTTGAGTTGGTGGTCGATTTGTTTAGCAATAAGCTTCTTTTCAGCATCAGACAAACCATCAAATGCTTCCCATAACTCATGCATCGGATCCATTCCTTCCATAAACTTGGCTACATCACCTTCAGGATTGTTTTGAATTTCCTCCTGGAGCATTGAGTAGTAATACTTAGTACCTTGTTTAGGTTCAAGATTAAGTTTAGCAAATGGTTCCTTATGAATCTCTAAACCATCCCATTTTTCTCCTTTATAATTATCCTCAATATACTGGTTAATTTCCAAATCCGCGGCTACGTTGTGTAGTTTACGATCTGGAAAACCATCCATATTAAGTAGGTGAAAGAACGCGATATGGAGCAACTCATGTTTAAGAACACCTGTTTTAGTACTCTCATCCAATGTAGCCCAAAACTCAGGATTGACCATCAACTTAGTGTTGATATTATCTCGAGTAACACATGCAGTGTCAATTCGCTCACTAAGTTCCTTATTCATCGCTATGAGCATCAACCCATAGAATGGTTCGTCAAACATTAACTTCTTTGAGTGTTTAACTACTTCTTCATATACATTCATAACTTATTTCTTTTACCTAAATATAAGTAAGATATTGGGTTAAGCCAAACTAATGTCAGTTAGTTTAATTTTAGTATGTTTAAGTTGAGATTGAAGATAGTCCTGGATGTGTCGTTTAATAATTGGAGTAATTTTTTCATCATCCTTATAAAGTACAAACATATCACTTAAGAATGTATCTCGATCACTCATCCAACCAATACCTTTACTACGAATATAAGCATCAATTTGTTTGTAACTAGTTTTAGTTAGCATACTTTGCTTACCAATAAAACAATTCTTATGTTTGTTAAACATAAAAGCAATACGAAACAATGATTTTTCTAAATCAAAGTTACTACAAATCTCAATCGCCATTTTAGTGTCATTAATATCTGTAGATTTAAGCATTTGCATTACTTGTTTCTCAATCTCGTCATCCATCTCAATACCTTCATTAGTCATCCCCTCATTTAAAGTAGTATCAAATACTACTGTAATATTTGGGTGACTTTTAAGGAAAGTTAGAAGTTCAAGTGTTTTAAGAAGATCTCCAGTTGGATAACTTAAAATTTCAATTTTCTCAGCCTCTGGAAATGACGATTTGACAATTTGAGTAGCTCTATCATCATATGTTTTAATAAAAACATCATGTTCTCCTTTAAGTACTTGATCATGTATTGTAAAATATGGTTGAGACCATGAATTGTTTCTATTATGATCAATATCAAAAAGATGGCTATTCTTTACAACATCCTCTGAAGGGATCATAAATCCTTTAGTCCAACTATGTTGTTTTGGAAATATTCTAAGAACCTTATCAAGAGATTCTAGATCAATCAATACAGTATCAGCTAAATAAGTACGAGTAGTTTTCTTAAGATTATTTTCTTGAAAATAAACCTTCATTTTATCACGTGGAATCTTGCAAGTAGTGGCTGTATAAACATTCCCATGAGGCTTTTGTGATTTATCTTTAAGAAGCTCTCCAGCGAACTCTACAAGTGGGGCAAAATTACTTTTAAATTTATATGGGTCTTTTGTCTGGCTACTTGAATCATATATAATGATATCATTGTTGTAATTTCTTATTGAATATATAGCGTATGTATTCTTACTCATAACTTATTTCATAATATATTTAACCAAATTCTTATCTACCATCATCATCTTGAACTGTGTCGGATTACTATTGTAGATATTCTTAACCATATTGTAACAGATATCAGTGGTAAAAATTTCCTCCTTTACCAGTGCCGAGATACGGTTAATAATTTCATTTGAGATTTTCTCAGTTTTAGCTTTAATATCCAAATAGTTAGCCAATCGAGTTGAGAGTGTTGAGGCAATATCTGCTCGATATTTATCTTCCTTACCAACTAAACTTTTTAAAGTATTCATAACATACTTTTCATCTTGGTTCAAGATATTCTCAGGAGTAATCATACGGTCCAACTTGTTATTAATAAACATAGTGAACATAGTACTAAACTCAGAACCAACTGATCCTTCTCCAACCATTTGAATTAGAGGCAATGACTCTTCAAAATTCTTAAGTGAAGAAATAGAATTAAAGAACATACTAACACTTCGGCTGTTTATCTCTTTAGTAACCAATTCAGGATGCATAAGCATGAAGTTGATACAACGACCATCCATTTCATTTTCTTCAGCCCATTTACCCCAACAGTCAACATCATACTTTAGATTAACTGAAATAAATCGTGTTTTTTGTGCGTTATCAATACTATTAACCAAATATTCACCTGTGTCAGGATTAGCAGTCAAAATGATATGCCAATCTTTAGGTAATGTCCAGCTAATATATTGTTGACGATCAATCAGCTCCATTACAGCTTGAATGAAACGAATATCAGCGCGGTTCCAGTCATCCAGAAGCAAAATACCTCCTTTTTCTTTACCACTAATCCATTCAGGTGCGCAGTAACTCATTCGGTTCAAACCAGTTGATTTAAAACCTTGATCTTGATATTCTTTAATCAAATTCTCATCAACCCATACTTTATCAGAACCTTTTGTAAGTTCAAATTGACGGATTGGAAAACCAACCAAGTCACCAATTTCTTCAATTTGTGCGAGGTTCAATTTAACAAAATGCAAATCCAACTCATTAGCTAGCTGGATGATTGAAGATGTTTTACCAATACCTGATTCACCTACAACTTCAATTGAAACTGATGGCTTACCATTCTCTTGCAGGTAACGGTTGTTGTTGATGATATGGGTAAGGAACTCTTTGAGCTCATTCACGTTTACCGATACCAGATCATGTTTCTTTGTTTTACTCATAACTTTAATTTTTAATTAACACCTAAATATATGTATATATTCTTGGGTAGCCAAACCTAAAGATAATTTTGTCCGAACCTAACAATAGTGTCTCTAGCTTCACTAATAGAAGTATCAAAAAATTCTCTATTACCAGACACACGTGATGCCTCTAAGTAACGATGAACCTCACCTTCCAATTGAGCCCCATTAAAACAATGGAATGCCCATTCAACAATAAATGGAGTTGGAACACCTGTTGATCGAGACAATTGTTGAGCTCGTTTCTCAGGAGTAAGATCAGTATAACCAATTTTTATTTGACCAGGAATGCTAGGGTTAGATATAACATAAACCCATGAATCATATTCTTTATCTAGGTTAACATACCTCGCTCGTTTTCTCCCAGTGTAATATGTCACCAGAGTCCACCCGTCCTCACCTTCAGTCATGGTGTAGTATGGACATTTATCTACTGTTACACCAGTATAATCTTCTTTTAAGGGAATATATTGTTTAGCCTCTTCATAAGTAATCTTTTGAATAGGATGTTTAATAGATGTTTCTGAATAGTAACTCATTATTTTTTATTCTTAAAATCTTGGACAGCGTGATTAATTAAAGTACCAAGACATAAACCAAATACAAAATATGAACCTATAGTCTCAGTAAAATATCCTCCTATGAAAAATATAATTCCAATAATAAATAGAAATGTATCATTAAAGCGAATCTTCATAACCTTAATTTATTAACTCCAGTGGGGTGAAGTTATGGAAAAAATCTTGGGAAGCCAAGCCTCAGCTCGAAAGTTTCCTTGCATCCCACCCACATCCACATATCCGTATATACGCCTCACCTATATATTTACTCATACCATTTCCAAAGACCCACCATGGTAATAGACAGTCCTAAAAACCATTCCATACGTTCAATTCCCCAATCAAATAAAATATTGGATAATACCAACCCGAACATAAAGGCGATACATCTAATGATAGTGGGTTTGTCTGGTTTAAATAAGTGAATTAAACCGTTAATAAACGCGAATAGTAATAATGCTCCTACAACTGCAAATGCCCACATAAACTTATTTACTTTGTTTTCATTAATACCTGAATATATGTATATACCTTATGGTAGCCAAACTTTTTTAAGAAAGAAGGATTTAGGGAGCTGGAAAAAATGGGTAAAAGGGCAAATCCGGAAATTGGGGTGTGGGTGTGGGGGATGGGCATGGTATAGGATGGTGTGGTATGGGGGTATGGTGGGCGGTGCAAATATATAAGTATATACTATCCGATGGTGGAAGTTACCTTTATTTCATCCTTACATCAAAAAAATTCTTTCCCAGTATCCAAGCATGTATGGATAACAGCGCGCGGGGGGATATACCACATATAAAGTATATATCACGTACCACGTACACCCCTCTTTTCCAAAAAAGAAGAAAGAGCCTTTCGGCCCTTTCCCCTCTCCGTATCTTCTATTTAGAAGTTATAATCATATTGCTTATATGGTGCGTCGTCAATATTCCAGAACGCTTTTTTCATCTTGGCATGGCTCAGAGTCGTTTCAAATACCTCTCCCACCTCCATGAAATCGTAATGTTGTTCATTTTGATTCAAACACACCGCTGAAAAACCACCCGGTACGAATTCCATTTTGGCTTTATTTTTGCTGGCACAAACCGGTTGAATCAATACTTTGGTTTTGCCTTTGATTGCGATAATTTTGCCTACCGGATTAACATCGCTCCACAATACCTGGTTGATGTATTTACCGATCAACTCTTCATTCACGATCATTTTTTCGTTTTTCATAACCATTATTTTTAATTACGTCTAAATATAACATCCCTTTTTGGGGTAAAAAAATAAGGGGTGATCAAACATCACCCCCATTAATTACAAATACTTCAGTCTCATCATCATCATCCTCAACCAATAATACACTTTGAACCTCAGTAAATTCAATTGAGTTGTTGTACTCCCAATCTGTTGGGTCAGTAACCTGAACTACTACTTCTAAGTTTTTGTTTTTAACCTGACTCAACTTATCAATCAATTCTTGAACTGTCATAACCTTTTGTTTTTAATTTTTAATTACATCTAAATATAACAAAAAATAAGCGGGGAGCCAAACCGGCTCCCCACCCTGGTTAGTGTGGCCATACCATAATCGTTCCTGGATCGTGCCACTCAAACCACCATCCGGCTTTCTGAACTGCCCTATTCAACTTACCACTAATCAATACTCCATTTGAACTCCAGTAGTTGAACAATTCAGGTGTGTGGTCTGCTGCGATCCAAACGCCTGGTGTGCTGTTATGGCGGCCGTAAAAATCCTCTGTGGTGCCACACACCTTGCAACCCTTCTTCTCCAGCAACGTCATCATTGCTTTAATTCCTTTTGCTTTCATAACCATTAATTTTTAATTACGGTTAAATATAATAAAAAAGGTGGCGTGAGCCAAGCCCATCGCCACCTTTGTTTTTATTTTAAAGTAACTCAGTCTTTTCAAAAATATCCTTATCCCAAATATAAATCCAATTGGCCTGTATATAACCAACTTCACTTATATCATCTATCAAACTAATAGAGAAGTAACTATAGTCATCTTTACTAATATCTTCACCTTCAACAAACTCAAGTTTAAAGTCATCTAATATACTTTCATCCTCATAACTCTCTATAATACCCAATACATCTTCATAAGATGCTACATCCATCGCCTCTCTAAAAGCAACATTTAAATCAATCATTTTCATAACCTTTTAATTTTTTAATTACGTTTAAATATAATAAAAAAGGTGGCGTGAGCCAAGCTCATCACCACCTTTGTTTTTATTTTATTCTGCGTACTCTAATACTGTATTCAAACCCTCAACATCACACTCCAAACTATTCTCATCAAATTCAAACACTGCATTTACTGAATCAATATCTGTGAAAATACAATCATCTTCACTTAATACACTCTCAATTAATTCTAATTCTGATTCATTTAAAGGTGTATTAAACACTTTACTAACTTCGCCATAAACTGAATCGTAAACGAAACCATAAACGTCACTTTTAAACTGCACTTTTTTCATAACACTTAATTTTTAATTACGTCTAAATATAACATCAAATTATAGCGTAGCCAAATCAATCTTAGCACCACCCACTTTAATTTCTTGTATGGTTGAAACATTAATCATACGATATTCTTCTTTCTCCATATCAAATACAGGCAATAAATTGCGGGCAGCGGCGTCGTATTTCAATTCGCCTCCCTTAAGATGCTTACGCACCCCTAACCGCGCTACCATTTTTCGGATCGTACCATCCTTCTTAGTAAATACAACGGAGAATATTTTACCGTCGTTAACCATTTCTTTAAACTCTACTAACAGCATAACCTTTAATTTTTAATTACGTCTAAATATAACAATAAAAGAGTGGGGAGCCAAACCTGGCTCCCCTAGTCCCCATAACGCGGGTGTAATTAAAAATGGTTATGATCGGGGACTCTCTATTTCTTCTATTGCCATTGTTAAACCGTCTAACAAACCGTATGCGTAAGGTGTTGTGCCTGTTACCTGTGATTTCAATTCAATCAACTTGGTGGTTAATTCTTGCTGGTTCATGGTTAGGCGTTTTTAGAGTTATTTACCAATTCTTGAGCCAATTTATTGATATACATTTCTCGTACTCGTTCATATGTAGCCGGGCGGCCTAAGTTTACATAATGAACTTTATATGTTTTCTTACCTGGTGTTTGTTCAATCCGGATACTGTCAGTATAAACACTATCCATTGCTCCTACTTGCACCCAATGACCTGTTTCAAATTGATGACCTACAGTTCTCAAAGCCGTTTTAGTCAATTCTAAATCAACTGCATTTTCTTTATTTTGAATAAACTTCAATCTAGTTTCAGCCTCATACAACATGTTGTTAGTGACCTCAATTCCTGCTTTATATTCGTTTCGGAGTACTTTTAGTTTAGTTAAAAACTCACTACCCTTCAATTCAATTTGTTCTGCAATCTTACCCCACTGAATCAAACGTGAAACATCTTCACTGTAAGATGATGGTACACTTACTTCTAATTTGGTCTCATCATCACCATATGTCTCGTAATACAAAACTGTAAACTGACCAGAATATTCATTATTGAAGCTAAACTCAGCCCGTTCAGAACCAATATTCAGATTTGAATATTCTACATCTTTCAAATCAAACACCTCATGAAACAAAGAACTAATTTTCATAGCCTTGTTATTGCGTGCTTCTTCTTTGATGGCTTTTAAACCTTCAATTTGCTCAATCAGTTGCTCTTTCATAACCTTTTAATTTTTAATTACATTTAAATATAACAAAAATATTCTGGGTAGCCAAATCAATCTTTAGAGATTGACCTGGTTGGCATGATCAGCAGCCTGTTCATAACTTGAATAAGCACCATACAATTCACCATCAAAATATGGATCCATTTCGAGAGTCAAAGCCAAACTAGCATTTACAACTGAGGCCACATCTTGTTCAACCACTACATAAAACATTCCATTCATAACCATTTATTTTTTAATTACACCTAAATATAATAAAATTATCGGTGTGAGCCAAGCGCTAATTGAACCTTCATAAACAAATAGTTTACAATATCTTCGTGGTCAAAGTCTTCTTTATTTAATTCGAAAGCCAAACTCTTTGTTACCTCATCAAAAATCTTACTGTCGGCAATACGAACCAAGCCTTCCATACGTTCGTAGATGTCGTCTTCATCTTCTTCGAACTTCAAGTTATTCAACCCAATAATATAACGTGGGTAAGTATAACCTTGAGTATCAATCAAATAGTTTCTATTTCGAGTAAACAAAATATAAAACTGCTGTTCCCCATCTAGATTCTCAATATCCATTAAGTCAGTATCTGGATTAAACATAAGAACAGGAAACGTACTAATTGCCTTTTGAGTTTCTTTATCAAAACTACTAAAATCTACTGAGGTGTTAACTTCATACACTGAATTCACTTTGCGGTGGTAATCCAAACGGATCAACTCATCATAAACCTCTTCTGACATTTCTTTTGCTTTCATAACCTTTAATTTTTAATTACGTCTAAATATAACATCCCTCTCTGGCGAAGCCAAACCTGCTCCCCACCCTTATTTTATTAGTCCTCTATTTCAATATCATTTCTATCAATAAAACTAACAGAACCATTCCCAAATTGAATTTGGATAATATCTTCATCAACTTCATCACTAACAATATCTACTTCAAATTCCTCACCTTTTAATACTTTTTCCTCTTCCATTATTGGATCTCCAAAATCATCAAATCCAATACAACATTCAATAAACATTTCTTTTAAAAACTTAATTTTACTCATAACCATTTATTTTATCGGGATCAAATCAAATTCGTGACACCCATCACCTTCATACTCAATGATAAAACACTCATCATCAATTACACTCATAGGTACCACTACTGGGTAACCATCTACAATGTTTACAATTAGGTGAGCTTCACCATCATACTTTACTTTGTCTCCTATTTTCATAACCATTATTTTTATTTGATTAAATATACGAACGTTCTCTTAAATACCCAAATCCTTCCGTTCGTCTATCAGATATTCTACCTGTTCTATAGGCATAGTTAACATCAACTGCCTTAACATCTGCCATTCCATTCCTACTTTTTTAAGTATAAATTGCATTGTTTCACCATCACAATCCATATTGTTTAGCAAATCAATTACTGTGTCTACTACAACTTTATTATCTTCCATAACCATTTAATTTTTAATTACATTTAAATATACAAAATATATTTTGGGTAACCAAATCAAAACTGAATTAAGTGAATAGCTTTAGTCCCTACACTCTTACCATCTTTGTATACTGTATAGTTAGGGTCCATTCCTGACAACACAATATCATCTAACAACTCATAAATGGTCTCAAACTTCTTTTTGTAGTAAGGGCAATTTAAATGATACATAACCGTTTCGTTTTTAATTACATTTAAATATACGAATAATCCCCCTGTTAGCCAAGCTTGGCTTGCCGGAAAAATTTACGTATATTTAGGTGGGGAACCCTAGGCAGGAGTCTGTAAGTAGCCCCAGGGAGAATATAAAAGGGGGGCCCCCGCCCCCCTGTATCACTTACCTCTTAAGTGACCTTAATACACTGGCTTCTCTCTCTTAATCTTCTCTTCAAGTGCCTTCAAATGCACTCCAAAATCAATCATTCGTTGTTTCAAAGCTAATCTTGCTTCTCTTGGAATACGGGGCGTTTCACTACGACCTTGATACTCATTATTTGCTCTTGAATACTCTGGATGTTTCATAACCTTTAATTTTTAATTACACCTAAATATAACATCTATTTTTAATGTAGCCAAACCTTATTTTGCGTACAACACAATAGCAGTTGAGATAAATGTGATCACCGCGATAACAAATGCTTGCTTTTTCATAACCTTTAATTTTTAATTACGTCTAAATATAACAAACTACTTTTGAGGAGCCAAAACCTTATCAATTAACTTTAACAATGTTTCAGGAGTTTCAACTATTGAAAATCCACCATTATTATGAGTTGTAACTCCTACTCTGGTATTTTCTTCTTCCTCAACACGACCGTAATTCATTCTTTTAGGAACTCTAAAAAAATGCCCTATTTGTTCAACATTTATGTATATTGATGATTTGTCTTTAAGACTTGTAACTTTAATAATCTTCATAACCATTTAATTTTTAATTACGTCTAAATATAATAAGAAAAAAGTGGGGGGCCAAGCCCCTCACTCCATTTCTTCAATATCATCAATCCGTTCTTTCAAAAACTCAATCATTCGTTGACGGTAACGCTCATCTCTTTCATTCTCAGCTTCACTCCAAATGTTGTCAAAACAATCTACCAAATCGTGGTAAGTGTTTTCGAACCTGCAATAACTCATGTTTGCCATAACCTTTATTTTTAATTTTTAATTACACCTAAATATAACATCTATCTTTTGGGTAGCCAAACTTATTCCTGAGAAAGTATTGAATTTACTTCATCATATGTCTCCTGTAAGTAGCGAATAATATCTTCTTTGGAGAGATTATCTTGTTCATTTAGGATAAATTTGATATTACCCTCGTGCTTACCTAATGCACTTGCAAAACGCATTGCTGTTTGGAGCATGTTGATGAATTCGTTTCCCATAACCTTAATTTTTAATTACACCTAAATATAACATCTATCTTTTGGGTAGCCAAGCCTATGATTTTTTCTTAACATTGGCCTCAAACTCCTCATCAATCTCAATTAGACGAGCAATGATCTGTTCTTTAGTCATTGTGTCATTTCCTTCTTTCAAGAACTGAGCAAAGCCTTGATACTTACCTAACGCCTTAGCCATTTGGAAAGTGATACCTGAGAAACTGTTTTCAATACTC